ACCGACCGACATGCGCGCCAGCTGTACAAAAAAGCGTTGGAAATTTTAAAATTGGAAAGCGATGGAGAAAGCGAGTAACACATACAAAGAACGCCAAACAGTCGCAAACATGTCGGAAATGTGGTTTGTTGATTACATGGAATCGGTTGGAATGCCAGTTCAAAGGGTTGGATTTAACGAAAAGGAAATGAACATCAACGGGTTTTGGAACATTCATCGGTTGATTCGTTCATTGCCTGATTTTGTATATTTCAACGCCAAAAAACAACGCATGATGTATTTCCATATTAAAGGAACAAATAAGATGAAAATTGATGATGTCATTAATTACAGCGCATTTGAATTCCTTTTTGGTTTGAATGCTGATTTGTTTATTGTTTTTATGTTTGAGCCGGATAAGCCAATCAAACGAACCATGCGCCAAATAAGGGAAATGATGACCGGATTGACAATTGCAAAATGGCATGATGGCAAACAATATGTTGCATTGAATTTAAAACAATTAGATGGCAAAGGATAAAAAATCATTTGTGTTGTATTGCGATATTATACACACAATCGAACAATTAACGGATGAGCAAGCCGGACACTTATTCAAACATGTTTTGTATTATGTGAACGACCTGAATCCCGACACCGATAATGTCATCACCAAAATTGCATTTGAACCAATCAAACAACAATTGAAACGCGATTTGGTGCGATACGAAAAAATCCGTGAACGCAATTCTTTATCCGCACGCATGCGATGGGATGCGAACGCATGCGAACGCATACCAAACGATGCAAAAAATGCCGATAATGATAATGATAATGATAATGATATAAATATAGTATTGGAACAAAAAGCCAAAAAGCCAAAAAGGTTCACAAAACCGCCGGTTGATGATGTGCGTCAATACATGGCCGAATTAAACATGAACGACATGTCACAACGGTTTGTTGATTACTACGAATCAAATGGATGGAAAGTTGGCAAAAATCCGATGAAGGATTGGAAAGCGGCCGTAAGAACATGGAAACAACAAAACAATGATAAACAACCAAAACAAGAATCTTTTTACAAACCCTTAAAATTTGACTAATGCTGTGGATCGAAGAAATTAACCAAAACACCGCCGTGGTGGTATTCAACGGCAACCATTTATTCACCGGAACATGGTATGAATGTTCGCTATTTATCAAACAATACAATGAGCAATAAAAAAACAACAATGTTGACACCGCAACAAAAAGCCAACCAGTTAATCAATAAATTCCTTTTTGTCAATTCAGAATCAGTTGAATTGGTGACGGGTGAATGTGATGTGATTTTTTCATTAAACAAAAGCGATGCGATTGAATGCGCGTTGATTCATGTCAATGAGTTAATCGCAGAAATGCGCGATAATGAATTAAATTTCCAAATAAAAACACCGCATGGCGTGTTTGTTTATTGGGATGTCGTGAAACACGAAATCAAACAAAAACAATGAGCAACAATAAACAAAGTATGAAACTATACACAGAAGAAGAAGTATTTAAGGCTATTCAAATGGCAGACAAATATCATTATCTACTAACATCAGAAGAATGTGATATTGTAAACTCACTAACCCCCATCGAACTACCAAGTGATGAAGGAATAAAAAAAATAATGGAGTTGGATGATATGGAGTTTGATGAATTTGACCCTTATCATGTATCCCATTTAGATGGCGCAAAATGGATGCGTGATAAAATACAAGGAGGTAACAAATGAAAACATTCATTATCACAATTGAAATCGAACACACCGACCGTCAATTCAATTCTTATCCGGTGCAAACATTCATTGCGGAAATTGGTTCACCAGCTGCAAATTGGGTCAAAACAATGAAAAAAGCATTTCGGGAAACAACATTGGGTGAAAAAGCCGAATCGATTACCGTTGAATATGCGATCCGCGAACAAACAAACCATGTCCGAATTGTCATGAGCAATGTTAACAACATCGACAAATGGCGCGTGTATGTCAATCAGGAATTGAAATTTGAATCCGAAAATTACACACACGCATTGGCAATTGCACAATACTACAAACAACAATGACCAACGAAGAATATATTATCAGTCAATTAGCGTTTTATTCTGAATTGCATCATCATTTGCCAAAGATTCAATCAAAATGGTTCACAAATAAATCATTGGGCAAAATAGTCAAAGCCATGCGCATTGTCTATGAATCAGGCGAAACCGTCAACCCGTTCACGATTCGAAAATATTTGGATCGAGCGGAAACAATATTGGCCGCGCAATTATCGGCCGCATGTTCGGGATTGCCATCAATCAAAAATCAGGTCATCGAACTACAATACAATTTTGTTTTAAACAATATCAAAAACCGGGTCATTGGTTTGAATTTTGACGGTGGGTTGATTGAAGCAAAGGCGCAATTGCAATCAATTATTGATGAAGCGCAAATTGACATTGGCCATGAGCCGAAAGACATCAACGCCGTTTCCAAAGATGTCATGACCAACATTGTCGATGCAATGTCGCGCGGCAACCAGTTGACCGGAAAACCATCAGGTTGGCGCAAACTTGACAAAGCGATTGGAGGTTACAACGCCGGTGACATGATTGTTGTGGCCGGTCGCCCCGGCATGGGAAAGACGGCAATTGCATTGACATTTGCCCATGATTTCGCGTTGCGTAATGGCCGCGCATTGTTCCTATCATTGGAGATGTCAAACGAACAATTGGCCAAACGCTATGTATCACTCATTGGTGAAATACCAAATGGACGCATTCGCAATCATTCATTGTACAAAGAAGAAATTGACAATGTTCAACAATTCCTGAATACACCACCGATGACATTCCACATTGATGATGACCCCGACACATCATTGCAGATGATCCGCGGCAAATGTAAATTGCACAAAGCGAAACACGGGTTGGACCTTGTCATCATTGATTATATTCAATTGGTTCGCGTAAACAAAAGTTATTCGCGCGAACAAGAAATCGCAGAGATTTCACGCGGGTTGAAGTTGATGGCAAAGGAATTGAAATGCACCGTGATGATATTGGCGCAGTTGTCCCGTAAACCGGAGGAACGCGCCGACAAACGCCCGTTGTTGTCTGATTTGCGTGAATCAGGTGCAATCGAACAGGATGCGGATGTTGTGTTGTTTCCATTCCGTCCGGCCTATTATGACAAAGAACAACCGCCAATTGAGAATGCCGAACTAATCATCGCAAAGAATAGGCACGGGGAATCAGGGGTGATTGATGCGACCTTCGATGGCAAGTTGACAAAGTACACCGAAGTCGTTTCATGAAACACGGATCGTTGTTTTCAGGAATTGGCGGGTTTGATTTAGCCGCGGAATGGATGGGATGGGAAAATGTTTTCCATTGTGAATGGAATACATTTGGGCAAAAAGTATTGAAACATTATTGGCCAAAGGCCGAATCATTTAACGACATAACAAAATCAGATTTCACAAAATATGCAAACACAATTGACATTATTTCCGGCGGATTTCCTTGTCAGCCCTATTCATCAGCCGGGCAAAGAAAAGGCAAAGAAGATGAACGCCATTTGTGGCCGCACATGTTGCGAGCGATACAAGAAATTTCCCCGCGTTACATTGTGGGCGAAAATGTTCGCGGATTACTTAATTGGAACGGGGGAATGGTATTCGAAGAAGTGTGTATTGACTTGGAAAATAACGGGTATCAAGTCGCGCCCGTTGTTATTCCTGCATGTGGGGTCGGCGCACCACACCGAAGGGAAAGAATTTGGTTTGTTGCTGCCAACGCCCAATTCAAGTCCGAGAGAGGTGACGGAGGAACAAACAATGAAACGCAAACAAATTTATGGGGGCAAAACACGGGCGATGTATTTGGAACATTTTGCGGCGATGGGTTTACTACCAACCCCGTCAACGAGGGATTACAAAGGGGCAAATTCAATGGAACATTTGACCGGGGAAAACGAAACGGTGATGAATCACATGACACAATTGCCAAATTATATCAAATATCACATTGGGACGAATTCCCAACTCAACCCCCGGTTTGTGGCAGAAATGATGGGATTTCCCGTGAACTGGATGGAATTACCTTTCCAAAGTGGCGAACCGAATCAATCAAAGCATTAGGAAATGCCATTGTTCCACAAGTTGCATTCGAAATATTCAAGGCCATTCAGCAATGTGATGACACAATGTTGTAATTGTTTGATAAAATTTTAATATAACTTTGCATCATGCCAATGTTTCCATCAAAGAAGATTCAGAACAAAACAGTTCACACCGCCCATCGCCATCGTGAGCCACGATACCACACAACGGCATGGCGCGCGTTACGCGAATCGGTGTTGCGTGATGAACCATTATGCCGGCAATGTCGTGACAATGGAATCATCATGGTTGCGCAAATGGTTGACCATATTAACCCCGTTCGATTGGGCGGATCGTTCAACGATGTCGACAACTTGCAACCGCTGTGTAATTCATGCCACGCAAAGAAGTCAGGACAAGAATCAAAACAACATGACCAAAGGATTTGACCGGGTAGGGGGTGTATTTTCACGCACGAATCCACGGTTAACCGCTGGGTCATTCTTTTTCACACCCGTGCAAAAATAGGAACAAACCATTTTAAGGCGATTTAAGACAACAAAAATGAGAGGACGACCCAAAGTGCCAACCGAAGTCAAAAAATTAAAAGGAACGGCGCAAAAGTGCCGAATTCTTGAAAATGAAATGACCATGACAACAACCAAAGAAGAACCAACCACCGAAATTGAATTTAAAACGCCACGCGCCAAAAAGATTTTTGACGAAATGTGTTTTGAACTGAAAAAAATCAACATGTTGGTTGGCGTGGATTTGGGAATCATCGCGATGTATTCCGAAGCCGTGGCCAATTATTATGTTGCCGTTCAAAAATGCGAAGAACAAGGCATGGTAATTGAAACGCAGCAAGGACCAAAGGTCAACCCGTGGTTTACAACAAAACAAAATTGCGTCAAACAAGCGATGCAATTAGGGCAATTGATTGGCGTGACCCCATCAGCGCGCGCCCGAATTCCAAACACAAATCAAAAGCCGGTTTCAAAATTAGAATTACTCAAATCAAAATCAGCATGAAAAAGATAAAACACAAACCCGCATTTGAAATCGAGCAACAACTGGTTGTTCCAAAATTCCGAATTGTTGGGAATGGGAATTGTTGGCAAATTGAACGCCACGATGGCGAAGGATATAAACCAATTCACCGCGATGGTTCGTTCATTGACATGGATCAGTTCGAATTGCCGTTTGTTTATCGCAACGAATCAATTGCCAAAGACAATTTGAAATTCCTTGAAAACCGGAATTGAAAACACAAAGGCGCATCAATACGCGTTGAATGTGATTGATGGCAAAATTCACGCATGTGAATTGGTGAAACACGCATGTCAACGATATATTGATGATTTATCGCGTTTTCAATTTAACGCGGCATTTGCGCAACATGCCATTAATTTCATCGAAGAATTGGAACACACCACCGGTGAACATGCCGGACGGAAATTTTTGTTGGAAGGATGGCAAGCGTTTATCATTTGGAATCTTTTTGGATTTTTGAATCCGGATGGATCACGCAGATTTTCACGGGCCTATGTTGAAGTCCCGCGCAAAAACGGAAAATCGACATTTTCATCCGCGGTGATGTTGTATGGCCTGATTGCCGATGATGAAGCCGGGGCGCAGATTTATTCAGCGGCCACAAAGTTGGATCAGGCCATGATGGTGTTTGGCGAATCCGTAAGGATGGCACAAAACACGGAATGGTTGAAGGATGCAGTTGTTGTCAATAATTCAGTTAACAACCGCAGAATCATTCACGAACAAAATTTGTACAAACCCCTTGAATGGAATCCAAACAAACAAGATGGATTGAATACCCACATGGCGGTGATTGACGAATATCATGCGCATCCAAACGATGAATTGTATAATGTTATTTTCAACAGTATGGGCGCGCGCCGTCAACCATTACTGTTTACCATTACAACGGCCGGGTTCAACCGCGAATCAGCGTGTTATCGCCACCGGGGGTATTGCGTCAATGTGTTGAACGGGGCAATTAAAGATGATGCATTGTTTTCGGTGATTTACACATTGGATGATGGCGATGATTGGATGGATGAAAAAGTATGGGCAAAAGCGAATCCCAATTGGGGCGTTTCAGTTTACCCGCGCAAATTGCAGCAAGCGTTGACCGAAGCCAAAGAATACACATCGAAAGAAGTTGAGTTCAAAACAAAGTTGTTGAATGTATGGACCGACACGGAACAAACATGGATTTCAGACAACATTTGGAAACAATGCGATGGCGATGACGAATTAGAAGGTGAACAATGTTTTGGTGGATTGGATTTGGCATCAACTGGTGATTTTTGCGCATTCACTTTGTATTTTCCGCACAATCACGCGGTGCGAACATGGTATTTTTTACCCGAAGAAGCGGTCAAAAAAAGAAATGACGCAGCCGGGCAAGCGATTCGCGAATGGGTGGCCAAAGGTCACATCATTGCAACCGATGGGAATGTCACGGATTACGGATTCATAAAAGCCAAAATTTGTGAACTTGCCACAAAATTCGACATTAAGGATGTGGCATTTGACCGTTTTAACGCTTCGCAGCTGGTAATTGAATTGCAAAACGAAGGGTTGACCATGTTTCCATTTGGGCAAGGTTTTGTAAGCATGTCAACGCCAACAAAGGAATTGGAAAGATTAGTGAAGGATGGCAAATTGCGCCATGCCGGCAATCCGGTGACGCGTTGGATGATGTCAAACATTTTGTTGCGAACTGATCCCGCCGGAAACATCAAAATTGACAAAGGCAAATCAGGTGACAAAGTGGATGGCCCGGTTTCCATTGTCATGGCATTAGGAACGGCAATGCAATCCGCATCAAAAGAAAACAATTCCGATTTTTGGTTTGTAACTTTGTAAAAAATTGAACGACAATGAAATCCGATGCATGGTTGACCTACATTGACGAATTCATGAATGAATACTATCGTGAGTTACCAAATTTTAAGTCATACAAAGATTGTTATGAAGCAATCGAAGAAAGACACAAGGCCATTTTTGACCGGCCGCGATTTAGTTCGTACACCGTTTTTCGGTCAATGTTGTCGCGTTGGCTGAAAACAAATAGATAATGTTGCAAATGTTAATTCACAAAATAATAAATTCGCCCCATGCAGTTTAGCATAAAAAGATTATTTCAAGGGAAAGGCGTTGAAAAACGGTCATCGTTGGCATATCCAACGGAATGGTTGGTCAATTCCTTGAATTCCGTATTTGGGTATCAAACCAAATCGGGGCAAGCCGTAAACCCACGCACCGCATTGTCAATTGCAAGCGTTCACGCATGTGTTCGCGTGATTGCAGATGGAATTGCGGGGTTGTCACTCAAATTGTATTATGATGATGGCAAAACGCGTGAAACAAAAATGGTTCATTATACCACACCGGTATTGAACGAGCCAAACCCATACCAAACCAAATTTGATTTTGTTAAATACATGGCATCGGATTTGGCGTTGCGGGGCAATGCTTATGCATTCATTAACCGCGATGCACGATATTTGGCCATCGCGTTACATCCGATTTGTCCTGATTATATCACACCGGTGATGCAAGATGGCCAACTGTTCTATCATTGCACGGCAAAAGGATTCCCAAACACCATCCCCGCAACCGACATGTTGCATTTCAAAGGTCAATGTTTAGACAATCCATTGGTTGGTGTTTCGCCAATCGTGTTGCATGCGGAAACATTGGGAATTGATTTGGCTGCAATTTCAGGCAATGCCGGCGTGTTCAAAAACGGCGTTTTAAAATTCCTTTTGACATCAGATTCGCAAATCAAACCCGAGCAAGCCGGACCGCTGAAAAAAGGTTTGGACGATGTGATTGACGGCGCGGCCCGTTCGGCGGTTTTGCCAAACGGAATCAAAATGGAAAAATTGTCGTTGACACCCGAAGAAGCGCAATATTTAGAGGTTCGGAAATTCGATGCCGAAGAAATTGCCCGGATCTTTGGTGTTCCGGCATCCATGATTGGCGCAAAAGATGGCATCAAATCGAGTGTTGAACAAGAATATCAGGATTTTTACATGAGAACATTGATGGCATACGCAATCAATATGGAACAAGAAATGGCGCGCAAATTGTTGACCGAAGTTGACAAAATGACCCATTATTTCAAATTTAATTTCAACTCATTGTTGCGTGCATCAGCAAATGACCGCGCGGATTTTTACAACAAAGGCATCCGCGGTGGTTGGTTGTCACGCAATGAGGCACGCGAATTCGAAGATGCAAACGGGTTTGATGGTGGTGATGAATATTTAATTGAAACCAATTTGATGCCATCATCAAAAATTGACGCATACATGGATGCAAAAATTGAACAATTGATGGCAAGCGCAGACAAAAACAACAACCCCGATGGGGTAAATAATACCGAAGTAATTTAAAATGAAACAAGAACGCAGAACCATCACCGGATCAGTTCACGCACGCGCCATCGGCGATGGCATGCCCAAAGAAATTGGAGGCATTGCCGCCGTTGTTAACAGCGTGACCGATTTAGGGTATTTCGAAGAAGTAATCACCCCCGGTGCGTTTGATTACGCATTATCACGCGAATACGACATCCGCTGTTTGTTCAACCATGAAGCGGAATTGATTTTGGGCCGTACAAAGGCCGAAACATGCAAAGTGTTTGTGAATGCCGATGGAAATTTGGAATACACATGGATCCCCGATTACGAAAACCCAACACACATGTCCGTGGTTCGTTCAATAATGCGCGGTGACATCACACAATCATCATTTGCGTTTACCATCAAGGAACAAACATGGACCGATTCAACCAAATATGGAACAATGGGCAAACGCACAATCACCATGATTGATGAATTGTTTGATGTTTCGCCGGTTACTTATCCCGCATATTCAGACACCGAAGCCGATGCGCGTTCAATTATCAAAATGCGTGATGAAGAATTGCAAATCCAAGCCGCGGAACAATCACAAATTGATGCGGACATTTTGAAAGTTGCATTGTTGAGATACAAAAACCTTTAAAACAAACAAAAAATCATGAATAAAATCAAAGCATTAAAAGAAGAACGCGGCCGTTTGCTTGGCGAATTGTCAGCGTTGCAAACCACCATTGAAAAGGAAGCCCGTTCAATGGCCGAAAGCGAAAACAACCGTTTGACCGAAATTGAAGCCCGTTTGGGTGCAATTAAGGCCGAGGTTGAAACTTTGGAAAAATTGCAAAACCTTGCAGCGCAAGCCGCCGGACACAGCGCAAGCCGCAGCGAAGAAAAGGAAAAAGAAGCAATGAAAGAAAATTATTCTTTCAAACGCGCAATGGAAATGGCCATCACCGGTCGCCGCGATGGTGTTGAAGCCGAATTCAACCAAATGGCCGCCGCTGAATTTCAGCGTTCAGGCGTAAGCGTTAGCGCGCATTCAATGAAAGTGCCATCAGAGGTTTTCAAACGCGACATGAGCGTGACCGGTGGTTCAGCTGGTTCAGAAGGTGGCGTCAATGTTCAAACCAATGTTGGATCAATCATCGATGTGTTGTTGCCAAAAACCGTATTGCGCGGATTGGGTGTTCAGCAATTGTCAGGATTGGTTGGAAATTTGGACATGCCAACCGCGTCAACTGTGCCATCAGCCGGTTGGAATACTGAAAACGGCAGCGCGACCGAAAAGTCACCCGCATTCAGCAAAGTAACATTTAGCCCCAAGCGTTTGGCCGCCTACATTCAGGTTTCAAATCAGTTGATGTTGCAATCATCAAACAGCATTGACACATATGTTCGCAACTGGTTGTTGAACGCAATGGCACAATCGTTGGAAACAGCCGCCATCAAAGGTGGTGGTTCAAATGAGCCAACCGGTATCATTGCCAACGCGAATGTCAATGTAACTTTTGCCGGCGGCGCAACATCAAACGCAACAAACGCCAACGGTATTGCACCGGTTTGGGCTGATGTTGTTAATTTGATGAAAGCGGTTGAAAACGCAAACGGTGAAGGTGTTGCATATTTGACAAACCCAAAGGTGAAGGCAGCATTGCAAACAATTCCCCGTCAATCATCAGGTGTTGAAGGCAATTTCATTTGGCCCGCGGGCGGTTTTGATTTGAACGGTTATCCCGTTGCTACCTCAACACTTGTTCCTTCAAACTTGTCAAAAGGCAGTTCATCTACATTGTCAGCCATGATTTTTGGTGATTTCAGCAAAATGGCCATCGCTTCATGGGGTGGAATGGAATTGACTGTTGATCCATACAGCGGCGCAACCGCCGGTTTGACCAATGTTGTGTTGAACGCTTATTTGGATTGTAATTTGTTGCAACCAACCGCATTCGCTGTTTGCAAAGACATCGTTGCATAATTAATTGCCCGTGCGGGGGCATAAAAGTTCGCACACGGTGGGTCAACTTGACTGTTTGGCCCACCGGCCATGAAAGTGAAATTTTTGATTAACCCATCGGGCAAATTTAATTTGTCGTACAATATTGGCGAAATCGTTGAAATGGAATCCAAACAAGCGGAATTATTGTTGGAGGCCGAGGCGGTTGAACTGGTTGTCGAAGAAGTGATTGAAAAGCCAAAAGCAAAGAAAAAACCCGTTAACCCCGAAACCGCATTGGATGCGGAATAACCATGTTTGTTGCACGCAATTACACCGCATTTTCACACGCCGCAACCGATTATATTTCGGTCGCTGATGCAAAGACGCATTTGCGCGTGACATCATCATCCGATGACACATACATCGGTGGATTGATTGCAATGGCATTGGATGCGTGCGGTCAATATATTGGGTATTCAGTAAGAAAAGGAACGGCCAAATATGGGTTTGATGGGTTTACCGGACAACCGGCATTGATTAACCCGGTGAACGGGTTAAATATCCCGTCCGGCAATTATTTGCGAATTAATTCACGCGTTTTGGCGGTGAATTCCGTTTCTTATGTAAACGATTCCCAAGCCATCACCGCATTTGATTCCGCTGATTGGATCACCGCGCCAAATCCAATGGGTTTGTTTTCACGAAACATATTTATTGAAAACGCGCCAACAAGCGTGACCGATGATGTCATCAAATACATTGTTGAAATCACCGAAGGTTTTGAACTGGCAAGCGCAACAAGCGTAAACCCCGACACATTGTTTCCGGCATCAATTAAACATGCGGCATTGTTGTTGGTTGGTCAATATTATGACAACCGGATGGCCATCACCGTTGGTGTTCAAAACAACCCGATTCAATTTGGTTTTCAGTATTTGTTAGACCCTTACAAAATTAGCGTTATATCATGAACCCCGGATTGATGGATGAATTGGTCACGGTGGAACAATATTCCATGACAACGGATTCCAACACCGGTGAAAAGTTGCAATCATGGACGACCTATTCAACCCCGTGGGCAAGGATTCAAGAAAACGAATCGGGTTCAGAAACCGTTGATGCAGATAGGAGAGAACACAAACAAACAGTTTTATTCACCGTTCGTTATGATTCCGGCATCAACCCAAAAATGCGCATTCTTTGGGAATCGAAATATTACAACATTATCAACATTGCGGATTTGGAACGCCGGATGTATTTGAAAATTCAAACTGAATTGGTCGAATGAAAAATTTGAAAGGCTTGGGCGAAACCATCATGGCGTTGGAAAAAATTGGTGTTGGATTAGACACCGAAAAATTGCGCGCGCAGATTCGTCAAGAAGCGCAACCAATTATTGACACCGCGCGGTCACTTGCCCCAATGGGCGAAGGCGACATCCGAAATTCAATTGGGTTCATTACAAATCAGGATTCAAAGTTTAAATATACTGTATTAATTGCGCCGAGAATGGAAATGGAAAACGCATACAAGGCGATTTGGTTTGAATTTGGAACATCACCCCGATTTACCAAAAACGGATCATTTAGGGGCGCTATTCAGGCGAAACCATTTATGCGCCCGGCGTTTGATATGCACAAAACAAGAATTGCCGAGGCAATAACCGAAAACATAAGAAAGGATGTTGTTGAATTGGCAAAAAAATATAATATCACAACCAAATAAAAAAAATAAAAAAATAATATCATGGCTACAACTGGAATTACCAACGGAACGCTGATTGCAATTTACAAAGACATCAGCGGCACATTGACCAAAATCGCAAACGCGACATCAAACGATTTTTCAATCACCAAAGACATGATTGAAACCACCAACAAGGATTCAGCCGGTGCGAAAGAATACATCGCGGGCGAATACGGGTACACCATGAGTGTTGAAGGTATGTTTGAAGAAGATGGCAGCGTTGGCGCGGGCATCAGCTGGAAAGAAATCATCACTGATTTGTTGGCGGGAACATCCGTGACAATCGTAATGACATCAAATGTCAGCGGCGATTTGAAATTGAGCGGATCAGCATTTTTCAATGATTTGAATTTGACCGCCCCACAAAATGATGTTGCGACATTTACCGCATCAATTCAGGGAACGGGCGCATTGACCGTTGGCACAATCTAATTTTGAAATTGTTGCGTATATTCGCGACATGAACACGATTACAATCGGGGGTGTTCAACACCCCCTTTTTTTTAACATGAATTCATTGCGCAACATCATGGCGCATGTTGGTATGGATTCGTTTGCAGATTTGCAAAAATCAATGGATTTGGCGAAATCAATGGATGTTGCAATCACTTGTGCGTTTTATGGCATTAGTGAAGGTTATGAAATGAAAAACGAACAAAGCCCGTTTCAAACTGAAATTGAAATTGCGCGTTTGGTCACAAAATACACCGAATTGATGCCGGCATTGAATGGATTTACCCAAGCGATTTCCGATTTTTTTCATGTTGACGAAGTAGACGAAAAAAAGTAAACGCCATCAATGACGGCCCGGCGTTGACATGGCGAATCATTGAACGAATTGCGTTTGGTGAAATGGGTATGTTGGAAAAGGATTTTAATCAATGCACGCCATATTATTGGCGCGCTCGATTGGATGGCATGCGTCAAACACAACATCAACAATTTCAAAATGATTGGGAAATGACGCGATGGATGGCGGCAACAATTATGTCACCACATTTGAAAAAACCAATCAGCCCGCAAAAATTGATGAAATTTCCGTGGGAACAAACGGACCATGATGATATTGTTGCAAAGGTTACGCGCCATGCGGATATATTTGCGAAGTTGACACCGCCCGCCGAAGCATGAACGCAATAAACGCCATTTATAATATTTTGTCAAACAATTCAGCATTGACCGCCGTTGTTTCAACGCGGATCAACCCATTGCGTTTGCCACAAGAAACATCATTCCCCGCAATCACTTATCAAACAATTTCCGTTGTTCCGCATCCATCAAAATCAGGGCCATCGGAAAGTGATTTCGCGCGTGTTCAAATCAATTCATTTGGAACAACATATCAATCAGCGGTTCAGGTTGCCGATTTAGTTCGAACGGCATTACAAGTTGCGACACCCGGTGTTTTTAATTCCGTGAGTGTTCAAACGATATATTATGACGGTGAAGCGCATTTATCCGAAGATTATGCGGGTTTTGCCGGAATTTATCACATTGCATCCGATTACATTATTAATTACGCACGATAATGGCAAAAAGTCAATCATTGAACATTGTAATTGGTGCAGACATTGAAAACCTTAAAAAAGGTTTAGATTCCGCAATTGTGGCAACCCAAAAAGCCGGGAAAGAATTGTCCGGCGCAACTGGTGAAGCCATTAAAGGCATGCAGCAACAATTTGAACGGTTGGCATCGTCAAAACCTTCAATGGCAACTGTTCGCCAAATGCAACAAATTGCCATGACGGCGCGTGCATTAGGCCCGGAATTCCAAGATTTTGCAAATGATGTTATTCGTTCAGCTGGTCAAATTCAAGATGCCGTGGGCGACATGCGCGCGGAAGTTAAATATTTTGCAAGTGACACACGCCGGTTGGATGCGGTTTTGGGTGGTATTCAAGGCGTTGCGGGCGCGTTTGGCGCAGTCGAAGGCGCAACCGCGATGTTGGGAATTGAATCAAAAGATTTGCAAAAAACAATGGTTCAATTGCAAGGCGCAATTGCATTAGTCAATGGGTTGCAAGCGATTCAAAATGCGTTGCAAGCCGAATCGGCATTTATGGTTGGAATTCAAACCGCAGCCGTACGAATTCAAACATATGTCATGGGGCAAGCCACGGTTGCGGCCCGCGCATATGCAACGGCATTAGTGGCCACCGGTGCGGGCGCAATATTGGTTGCAATTGGCCTAATTGCAGCGGCAATGGGTTCGGTAAAAAAAGAAACCAAAGAAGCAACCGAAGAAGTCAACAATTTTACAAAAGCATACGAAAAACAAGCGGAAAAAGCCAAAAAAACAAGTGAAATCCGCGAACAAATTTCTGATGACTTATTAAAAAATGAATTAAATGCCGCAAAATTAAAAGGCGCAACTGAATCCGAATTGGCACAAGTGGAAATAAATTTTTTGCAAAAACGCAAAGAAAGATATTTGGCAATGTTGTCGTCATTCAATAAAGGTTCAGCCGATTATTTACAATATCAACGCGACATTTCAGCAATTCAAAATCAAATTGATGAGGTGACAACCGAATCACAAATAAAAAATGCAGAGAAACGCAGAGAAAAGAAAAAAGAACAATTAAAAAAAGAAAATGAAGATGCGATAAAAGCAATTCACGAACGCCATGCCGGTCAAATGGATGCTGAAAAGTTTTTGACCGAGCAAGCCAAAAAGCAACAACAAAAACGCACCGAAGCGATTGCAAAATCCAAAGAATTAACCGGTGAAAATTTAATTAAAGGCACGGCGGTCGCCCCGGTGTTGGTTCAAGTTCAAATTGATCCCAAAAGCCGGTCGCAAATTGTTCAGGATTTCGACAAATTGATGACCGACATGGCAATGGCGGTTGAACGATTGGGTGAAGATATTGCAATATCATTGGGCGAAGCGTTGGGAAATCAATTGTCCGGTCAAGGCAATGGCATTGAGGGGTTTGTTCAATCAGTTGTTGGCCAATTGGGCAATTTTGTCAAAACAGTCGGGAAAATGTTGATTGCGTATGGAATCAGCGTTCAAAAATTTCAAACCGCATTTATCCAACCACAAGTTGCGGTTGCAGCCGGTATTGCGATGGTTGCATTGGGTACGGCGGTGGCAAACCAAATGAAACAAGGCCCAAGCGTGACCGCGTTTGCCGATGGTGGTATTGTTAGCGGACCGACTTTGGGTTTGATGGGTGAATATCCCGGTGCGCGCAGCAATCCGGAGGTTATTGCACCTTTGGACAAATTAAAAACATTGATGAAGCCCGAACAATCATCCGGTTATGTTGCTCAAACGCACATCAGCGGACGCGATTTGGCCATCGTTTTGGAAAGATACAATAAAGATTCACGGCGCGGATAATGGCAAGGATTTACAAAGGTTCGTTTTTATCAATCACAAATGTTGAATACCGGGTTGAATTATGGGATTCGCCATCAGGAACAACACCGGAAATTGTTGCGCGTTTATACAATGCGCGCGTTCAATCGGCCGGTGGATATATTGAAGGCGAAACATGTTGTTTTGACAAATTAGACGCATTGAATTCATCGGTTGAATTAACATTGGCCGGTGATGGAATCAGCATTGAAAGGCAAGGCGAATCAGATTCAGTTTATTCCAATTTTATCAGACCATCACGCGCAATCGCCCAATGGGTGATGCCGGATCAAAATACATTGGATGATTTTGTCGGAATTCAAACCGAAGCGGAAACCGCATGGGCGATGTTAATATATCGCAATGATTCATTGATTCATGTTGGCCGCGTATTGGCCGACCAAATGACGCGATTGCGCGAATCCATACAGAGCAAACCAATCATTGATTTGGTGGCTGTGGATGGCCTTGAATTGATGGATGGGTACAAAGTACAATCATCATGGTTTTCGGATGAATACATCACAATCAACCAGTTGTTTCGCCGTTGTTTGGACACATTGGATTTGTCGGATTATTGGGTTGTCAATGGAACGCCACAACAATATTTGTATGATGGCACATTGTTAAACGAAGATAATGCGGCCCGATTAGGGTTCGACATGTATAAACTTTTTGAATATACATTTTTGGAAAATTTTGATCCGTTTACGGATGTCAAAGTTATTGACACGGTTGGATGGCAAATTGAACCAAATTATATTTCAGCAAAACAAGCGTTGGAAAATGTGTTGTTGATGTTTGGGGCGCGATTCACTCATGAAAATGGCGCGTATTATGTGATCCCATTCAACGCGTATAATAACACGACATCAATCAATTTGCGTCAATATTCGTATACCGGGCAATATATCGGGACGACAACATATTCACACCGTCAAACAATTGGCAACGATGTTCGGCCATTGTGGATGGCAAAACCATCATTGTACTATCAACCAGCTGCACAATCGGTGACAATAAACACGCATCGTCAAAATGTGGCAAAAGCGTTGCGCAGTTACCCAAATACATCATCATCAACATTGTCGTTGATTGCCACGGATATTCCAACCGGAACATCACCGGATGCCGCACCGATGCGCATTCGTTTTATGGCAAAATCATTCAAACGATCCGACACATTGGGTGGGGTTTTGTATGTCGAAGATTCAACCGATGTTTACTACAATATCAGGTTGCGGAATTCGGGTGGCTCTTATGTTTATTTGGACGCGAATGGATATTGGTCCGCATCGGGGAATTCGGGAAATCAATTGTATCGCATGCCAACCAAAGACATCAAAGGCGGTTGGATCACATCGGAATTTGAATTGTCGGTGACAACCGCGCCGGTCGGTTACACCCGATTGGAAGTCAACATGTTTGTTCATGGTGTTATTCTTTCCTATTCGGGCGGTGGCAAATGGAAAAACGGCAATTCAGCGTTGAAGGATTTTTGGGGTTCAATTCAGGTTTCATTTGCAGATGCGTCACCATATCAAAATGCGGATTATATTTTTGACATCACGGAGGTCATCACCGCATCCACAGCCAATTTGGCGAATTCAACACCCATCACAATTGAATCGCCATATTATACGGATTCCCTGAAATACGGAATTGGTAATTGGTTGGTGTTTAACGGCACAACCGATGTTTTGGCATCGGATTGGTATGGCGGTTGGGATTCAATTACACACGGAACAATCACCAAAATGTTGGGGTTACAAATGGCATCGATTTACGCCAATTTTGTTCCGGTGGTTCGTGGAACATGGATTGATTCCGGGTCATTGACTGCAATCAAATCATTATATTTTGACAATTATTCATGGGTTTTGAACGGGGTCAAATACAATTGCCGTTCGGAACAATGGGATGGCGAATGGATTGGTGTTTCACCAGTTTATACCTTGACAACATCATCCGGCGAAGGTTTAAAAGTCGAGCAATCACAAACCGGGAATCTGAATAATCGTTTGAATTATGTTGAATCAGCGGTGACAAATTTGAATTCAGCGATTTCCAATGTTCCGCAACAAGTTTTGGAACATTTGGTCAATGATGCCGAAGGCGCGCCCGCATCGCAGCCAACATTGAACACCCGTTGGGAGGTGATGTTGAGTTATGACGATTCAACGGAATTGGTTAATTGGCGGATTCAGGAACACAATGCGCCCATCACATACACGGCCGGGACACACACCATCACCAATGGTTATGAATTAATTTTGTGCGATTCATCCGGCGGAACGGTTACGGTTGATTTACCTGATCCGACAATATCAAAAGGTAAAAAATATTATTTCAAAAAAATTGCATCATCACATTCGGTTGTCATCACCGGCGGCGGGTTTGATATTGATGGCAACCCAACAAAGGTTTTGAATACAAATTTTGAAACATGCACAGTTATCAGCGATGGAACGCAATGGTGGCTGATTGTTCAATAAATGTTGCAAATGTTTATTGTCACGATGTTATTTTCGAAGCATTATGGCAGAAGCATCAATTGACATCGTTGCCGGTTACGATGGATTTAAATATTTCGGATCGGGGACGGTTACATCCGTAAGTTTTGACGCGTTGGTTGTTCAGGCCGACACGGTGTTCACATCGTTCACAGTTACCCAAGAAAACGGAACATCCACAAATGTTTTGTCGGCTCGTGGCATGTCCGGAATTACTTTTCAACAAGGCGCATATTTGCCCGCCGGCAAAGGCAGCAAAATCACCGGATTTGTAATCAGCACCGGAAGCGTAATCGCATATTAAAATGATTGGAATCAGCGCATTAGGAATTGGCATTCGAAGCGCACAATATTTGGGGCAAGGTTGGCCCATCGTTGTTGCGTACAAAAGCCGCGTGACCGCCGATGGCGGTTTCTATGAAGGTGTTTCATGTATGTTAAACAAATTAAACAATCTATAAATGTCAGATTTATTGAATTCCGCGTCATTGGTGATGATTCCAAGCGGATACAAAGAGGATGTTGTTTATTCTCAAATTCCCACAAGTGGTGCAGGCGATTTAAGTTTTACCCGTGCATCCAACGGAACGCGAGTAAATAGCGCGGGATTGGTTGAGGTTTGCCCGTGGAATAATTTAACCTATTCGGAAGATTTTACCAACTCAATTTGGCAAAAAATCAATGTTAGCGTAACTGCCAATTCAACAACCGCACCAAATGGCACGACAACGGCATCAACTTTATTAGCCCCATTAGCATCGGGTAATGCAATTTATGAAGTCATAAATAATGCCGAAACGCAAACATTTTCCATTTATGCAAAAGCCAATACGAGCAATTTTATTTATTTGGACATTTATGACGCATCGCCATCGGTTGACTATGTAGCAATTTTTGATTTATCTAATGGAACTTATGTTGGTAATGGTGGTAATTCAACTGTTGATAGTTATAGCATTGAAAGTGTTGGCAATGGATGGTATAGAATTTCAGTAAGTCAAAATTTAGGTTCTGCAAGTTCAAGCAATAATTTTGCAATAGGTGTTGCAAAAACTGGCAATAGTACAATCCCCGTTGCAAATACAAGCGTTTACATTTGGGGCGCACAATTAAACATCGGCTCAAC